ACTCTCTCCTATTTTTCCTTTCCCCTCGTGAGAACTTGTGATATAAGATCACCGATATATAATAGCACAGGATAAAAGATTATATCACATTACTACATCCCTTACAATGACAGGGATTCACAAGAATAAAAACATATTCTTGTACGAAACAAAAAATAAGAGTAAGAAAGGCGAATCATGGTATTTTGTAGGCAAATTGTAGACGATATTGGAAGGGATAATTATGAACATCCAAAAGAGAGCCGCGCTCTATATCCGTGTGTCAACTGAGGAGCAGGCGCGACACGGCTACTCTCTCGCAGAACAAGAGCATGATTTACGGCAACATGCAGAGAAACACGGTTACGATGTTATAGCTGTCTATGCAGACGAGGGGATCAGTGCCCGCAAAACGCCCCATCTCCGCAAAGGTTTACAACGGCTGCTGAGGGATGTAAAAGCGGGCAGTATCGATATAATCGTATTTAAGTGCCTTGATAGATGGTTTCGGAATGTCGCCGATTACTACAAAGTGCAAGAAATCCTTGACGCGCATCATGTTGAGTGGGAGTGCTCGCAGGAAAACATATACAACACTACAACCACAACTGGGCGCCTCATGGTCAACCTTAAGCTGTCGATCGCACAGCACGAAAGTGACCAAACAAGCGATCGCGTCAAATATGTGCAGCAAGGACTCTTACGTCGAGGAAAGGTTATCACTGGCCACATACCTGACGGATACAAAATCGGCAAGAAAAAAACCATTTTAATCGACAGGAAAAAGGTTCCCATGATACAAGATATGTTTGAGTACTTCGTAGAATGCCATTCTGTACTCCGAACATACCGGATGCTGTGGGAAAAATACCGATATGCGAAAACGGAGGGAGCCGTCGGGCGCACTCTTCAAAATCGCATCTACATCGGCGAGTATTATGGTATCAAAAATTTTTGCCCAGCGCTGATCGATGAGGGGCTTTTCGCGCAGGTGCAAGAGGTGTTCGAGGGACGCACCCAACGCCCACGAACGGACAACGTATATCTCTTTAGCCGTCTCTTACAATGCCCTAAATGCGGACGTGGACTTACGCCGAGATACCATCGCCAAAAGACATGTATACGCATATATTATGTGTGCCGATCATATACGCACAGCAATTGCCAGTATAACGTGTATTGGCGAGAGGATCGCATCGAAGCGATGTTATTGGAGAGCATTGATGCCGTGGCCACCGGCTATGGCAACATGGATAAATCAGAAAGAAAATTATTTTGGGAGAGCCGCCTTGATCGCGTCATCATATTTAGAAACAAACTGATACCAGTACCGATTGAGGCTTGATCTGTCAGCAAAAATAACCGGAGCGCTGTATAATGCAGTGCTCCGGTTATTTGTTTTACTTATTCATTTTTTCGTTGACCGCCTCCATGATGTAGGAGGTCATTGACTTCCCTGCGGCCTCCGCAGCCGCCTTGATCTTCTCTTTTGTCCCTTTCGGGACCTGCATTTTTATCTGTTCGTAGTTTGCCTTGTTATAGGCTTTAGTACGTTCGATTTTATTCTCAACCCAGCCCAAAATAACACCTCCTAACCGGAATACGGTGAGGGCATCTGCTTCATTGCTCTCCTCCTATTACATCCCTTTTGCCCGATCTGCCAGCACCCTCAGGAGCTCATCGAAACGTCCCCTGTAATCGGTGTGATAGCTGATGATTGTTGCCGCCGATGTTTCAAGGTCAAGGGCGTTGAGGCCGAACCAGTCCTGCCCCATATTCTCTTCGACAGCGCGGGTAAGCTCCTCACGAAGCTTTTCCGCCCAGGCAACCTGCTTTGGCGTACCTTCCAGCTTCGTCTCTTCCTTCTTACTCTTCCATTTCTTTGCGAGGAATAGAATCGAGGTGTTCCTATTGTCGATCCAGAACCTTGCTTCCGTCTGGCCTTTCAGCCAGTCAAGAAACTCGACTTCTTCGGTTGCATCGGCCTTCTTTCCGGCCTTCTGCTCGAGCTCCTCTAGCTCCTGGAAGACTTTACCCCGGAGAGTTTCTGCCCAGGTGATCTGCTTTGGGGATCCTGTGAGCTCGGGGAGGTCATAAGCCTCTGCGCACTCCAAAGCTTTTACCGCCTGCTCCGCCTTGTAGCAGGAGGGGTAGGCACAGTTGTTTTCCATCCATTCGATTTTCCGTTCCCTCTCCGAGGTCTTCCCGTAGAGGTCGACTGTTTCGGTATGCCCACAGGCATATGTGACATCGTACTTTGCCATTTTGATATCCTCCCTTAATTCCTTGGGCTTTGCGCCCCTGACCTTTATCTTGATTGCATTGTACCATTGCAATAGTACTATGTCAATAGTTTATTTTAGATTTTCTCAAAAAATTTCTAGGCAAAGAAAAAAAGCAGAAACCTTATAAAAGGTCTCCGCTTTTTCCATTATATCCAAACACAATTTTCAATCCACTCACCCGAGTGGGTGAGACATTTATAGTATAGACAGTTATCTTAATATTGTCAACATAAAAATAAGCCCCAGAGCCGAAGCCCCGGGGCGGTGAATTACCACTCTATTATATTGTATGTGACGGTCGCGCCCTTATAGCGTGAGCCGTCGAAATGTGCAAGTGCCTCAAAGCGGCCCTGCTCGTAGCCGACAGTCATGAGAGCCTTGCCATCGATGACGGATGCGCCCGCCTTGATGCGATGATCTTTGCGCAGGTTGATCTTGTAGACGTCGACTTTCTGCTCTTCCGGCGGCAGGTCTTTGCCGTCCGCATCTTTTGTGATCGGCGTGACCACAGTCCGGTCGGTTTTCTCACGCGCCGCGCGCGGCAGTGTCGGATTGTCCTCCTTGATCTGCCGCTCGACAATCGTTGCCGCCCGCTCGACGGTCGGGGCCTGCACGTAGTATGTAGCCGCCGGCGCACGTTGTTCCGCCTGTACCTCTGCAAGACGCCGCTGCAGGGCCTCCGCATTGGTCTTTGAGATGTCGAGCTGTGCCCTCAGTGTCTTAACATCCTGCGTCTGCTCCTGCGTCATGACGACAGGTTTTTCGGCTTCCGTATCTGTCGCGGAGTGCCGGCCAACAGCATACGCAATGCCAACAATCAGTAGACACAAGATCACCAGCAGGGCTGTTTTGTGTTTTGCCACAAAGTCTTTTGCTTTTTGGAGCATTTCGCTCACCTCCTCACTGCGCCGCATAAAATGCGGCCTTGCCGACGATGGTATCCATCTGCGAAAACAGATTCCTTCCGGGGCACGCCGTCCCCATCAGCTCTCTGTGCCCGACGATGTGATCGCGGTCAATCGGCAGTCCGTAATCCGTGCAGACGTTAGCCAACAGCATCGCGGTACTCTCAATCTGCGCGGCTGTCGGATATCCGATCTCAAAATTGCCGCAGACGTGGATGCCGATTGTGTGCGAGTTCTCTCCCGCCGCATGCGCACCAATCGTCCAATGCGGGCGGCCAATCTCCACTGTTCCATCCTTGCGCACAACATAGTGATAGCCGATACACGTCCACCCCTGCGCCTGATGCGATGCGTTGATCTCCTCCGCAGATAGATCATCATCCGTGGGATTTCCCGTGTGATGCAGGACAATCATATCGGTTGCTCTGCGCGTTTGCAGGTTTCCCGCATCATACGTCAGATGCAGGTCCTTCAGGTTTACTCTTTCCATTATCCTTGTCCTCCTTCTCTTCGTATTGGTCCGGGATTCCGTTGTTATTTTGGTCAATAAACGCTTTGGCCAAAAAACCAATCGCCGCAATCCATGCCGCCCCGCTGATCTCGTGGAGAAAATTTCGGAACTCCACGAGATCGGGCCGCAGCGCAGTATACCAATCATAGAGCCATGCGCTAACGTAGATGGTACAGCCGATAACGAGCATCGCCGCATACCATACTATGTAACGCATGGCCGCATGACTTTTGGTCATGTTGCGCAGGTACTTTTTGCCTTTCCTGAGCCACTGTGAGACTTTGAGCATCGTCTCACCTTCCTCCGAGCGCCCACGTCAGAATCGACGCGAAGATGCCGACGATGGTCGTACTCATCCCAATCGTCCAACAGACGTCATGCTTAAATTCGTCCAGCCGATGATGCGCGGACTTTGTGCTTTCTTCCAGACGGGCAATCCGCTCATTGATTGCATAGAGCTGATCGCGTCCCATCGGCAGTTTTTCCGCAAGGATCTTAATCTGCGCTTTGATGCTCTCGAGCTCGGCCAGTATTTCTCCTCTTGCCACGTTGCGCCTCCTAATTGTTTCTTTATACATAGGGGCGCTATTTCGACGGAGTAACGCCCCTACTCCCTGTGATTACACTTCTTTCTCCGCATGCTCCGCAATGTAGAGGGCGACATCCTCTTGATAGATGACAGGCACGACTTTTTGTCCTTCCGTCTTGCTCTCCTCAGAAATTGCGTATTTTTCATGACGCACGAGGAATGCATAGACGGGAATCATATAGCTGTACTTCTTCATTTTTTCTCACCTCCTTTCAGTGCTTGCAGGGCCTCTTCGATTTCTGTGAGACGCACTTCTTGTGCGGCGACAGCTTCAAATATGGATACGCGTTCTTCGTCGGCTGTTTCTGCCGTCGGATGCGTATCCTCTCCCTTTGGCTCCTCCATTTTTGGAGGACTAAGGACAAGTCCGATATTGGGGTCAAATGTGATAACGTAGCCGACTTTACATTCCACACCCGTAACGTCTACCCAATAGGTAGAGGGTGAGAATATGCTTCGCCACGTATCAAAGTCGCGTTCATCTTCGTGGACGGAGCGGACTTTGCCATATAGGATTTCTGCGTATTTGTTCATTGTGCTCTCCTTTTATGCGGTGCCGTTGGGCGTCTCTTTATTGATGCTGTTTGACCATGCGATGGTGATTGGTAATGGTCCACTTCCTATTGGTTCTCCGTGTATGCCGCCTGCTTGAAAAGTGAAATTACCAAACACTGTTTTGACTATACGACCGCCAGCATGACCCGCAAATACATAATTTGATTCGTATCCATACGTTTTCCCTGCTTCTACTTTTACATAGCTAGTGATTTTCTGTTGGTTTACGTTTAAATATGTCAGCTGCAAAACAGCAACACCTTTCGGAACGGTAAATGTTCCCGTTCCTTGCACGGTGATACTCCCCGGCGTAATTCCGCCCTGCTTTAGGATGGCAAGCGATACTCCATTCTTCTCCTGCCGGCCACTGGTCGCTTCGCTTTCGGTGACAGCCCCCAGTGCGGCGAAGCAGTCCACGCCGTCTACATGGAGCGGCAGGACGCCTCCCATCGCGTTCGCCTCTTCCTTTGTTGAGTAGAGCGTGCAGGATTCGACGGTTCCTTTTGTGTTTTGCAGTTTGAGTTTTTTAACAAGTTCCGCCATGATCTCACTCCACCCAGATTTTTGTTCCGTTGGCAAACGTCAGGACATTTGTGCTGAGCGCCGATGCCGTCGAGGCATTTCCCTCTACTCCCCCATCAGCTTTGATCTTTCCGGTAGCAGTCAGAGCAGGTACCGTGAGCGCACCTGTCATGCTGTCGCCGGATTTCGCGACAAATTTAGAGGCGTTCTGCTGGTCGAGCTCCTGGAATTTTTTATCCAGATCTGCTTTGGAGTACGTGCCGACGGCTTTTTGCGCGGCCTCTGCGGAGGCGGCTGCACTTTTCGCGCTCTCCTGTGCACTCTTTGCGGCAGATTCGGCTTTGTCGACTTCGACGTTGATTCCGTCGATGTGCTGTTTCATGGAGGTAATATTTTCCTCCATTGCCTTGACGTGCGTTTCGGATGCGGCGCTTGCCGTTTGGCTTTTGCCGGCTTCCTGTCTGCTCTGCTCTGCTTCCGTTCGCGCCGTTTGCGCTGCGCCCGCGGCGGATTCGGCGGCACGCCGATGTTCCTCTGCGGTATTTTTTGCATTGGTTGCGAGGACAACATCGAGCGACGCGTTGCTTTCGCTTTCCTGTGCGTTCTGTGCGGCCTGCTGCGCCGCAGATGCGCTTTGCTGTGCGGCGCGGAGATTATCAGAGACGGCCGCACCGGTCTCAAATATCCGATGCACAAGTTCCGAGGGGTCAATCCCGCTTCCGTGCTGGACCATAACCGCCCGCCCGATGGCCTCCTCATGCTCCTGCATGATGGCTGTTGCCTTATCCGCCATCGCCTCGATATACGGCAGCGGATATTTCTCTCCGAGATCGGTCAGCTGATCGACGGACGTTTTACGATAGATTGTGATATTCTTTCCGGCCGGCAGTTTCGGCGGCTGTGCATGTTCCGCGGGCGTCTGTCCGGGGGCATATCCCGGATAGTGGACGACCTTCGCAGCCGCATCCACAAAGTAATCCCGCGTGATCTCCGTTGTAACCTCCGTCGCTGTATCATAGATGGCAACGTGGATGTTGTCCGCGGACGATATCGCAAAGGCAAAAGGGAATACGGTCGTATTTCCATCGCCGCGATAGGTCACCGAGGTTTTCCGATTTTCGATCATGTGAGTTCTCCTTTCCCTGATTCACTTACCGCGCACCGCGCGTATTCTTCTTTGGTTTTTTCGGCTTCTCCGGCTTCGGTAGTGGCTCCTCTGCGCGCAGTTTTTTGTCAAAGAGGACGCTGCGCATGACGTTGCGGAAATCCTTGTCGTAGTAGTTGTCAGTCTCCATCATGTCTGCCGCATATTGCAGCGCCGAGAATATCCCGTCTGTGATCGTATTCGTGACGCCCGTGCTTGCGGCCGTGAATGTGCTCGTCGCTTGTGCAGCGGATTTTGCGATATCCAGATAGCCGATTTCCTTCTCCGGCTTCTTGTACTTTTTCGCTTCTTCGTACGCCTTGCGCTGCTTCGGCGTCATCTTCTTGACCCGCTCGCGCTCCTTTGCCTCCTTCTCCTCGCGTTCGAGGTCTTTCTTTCCTTTCTGGATCATGAGATTTACAGTCGCCTGCACCTGCTTTGCGCCGCGTGTGAGCACGGATCCGAGTTCAAAATTTCGACCGTAGGTCGTGCCATCGAATACCGCGCTCCCGATCAGCCCCGCAACATCGCGGACAATCGGCAGGGTTCCCGTTCCCGTGGAGAGGAGGTTCTTGCCAAATACGCTCATAAAGCGCTCATAGTCCGATACCTCTTCTTTTTTTGTCTCCCCTGTTTTCGGGTCTTTAACCGTCCGATACCGGTCTTTCTCATCGTCACCCTCGAGGCCGAGCGCGAATTTCAACCCAGCGCCGATGAGCGTTACGAGCACGATGCGATAGATAACGGCACGCGCAAGCGGCATCCATACATGCATATACTTGTAGCCATGCGCATCGTATTTGCCCTTAAAATGCGCTTCGAGGATCGCATTAAACTGTGTATTGAAAAAGGAGTAGAAGGACGTGAGCATCTTGACGGCTTCATTTCTGGAGCGTTGGACCTCTGCGAGGTCTTTTGTCTGCCCCGATCCGAACACATCACGCACGGCCGCATCCGCTTTTTGGACAGCGCGCAGCTCTGCTTCCTCGATGATTTCGCGGCCCTCCCGTATCGGCAGTTCGGACGCGCGTTCGAGCCGGTGCCCTGCTTCGTAGAATTCCTTTTCTCTATCCTTGATCTTAGTCTCCCACCTCTGCTGCTCTTCGATGAGCTCCTGATCAGAGAGCGCCGCATATTTGGATTCCCGCATTCTTTCAGGATTCATATACCGGCGTTCCTCCGCCTCATCCCGCAGATAGTAGAGTTCCTTGCGCATATCATAGGTTTCTGCGCGCAGACGCTCGACGTTCTCCTGTGCCTCCTGATACGCCCGCTTGTTTTCTTCGTTCTCCCGATTGATCTCTGCGAGCATCTCCGGAAATGCGTTTTTGTAGGCACGGCACCAGAGGGGCTTAGACAGCATGAGATCGGTTTGCGCGAGCGCCCAGTAGGCATTATCCCGAAGGAATTCGACGGGCGTATACGTCGGGTCAAAGAGGCGCTTATCATGGCGCAGGTCGCGTTCCATGTTGTTGATGCGGTCCGACATAAATATGGACTTATGGAGGAGATCATCCATCTCCTTTTTGTTGGCGTAGTAGTCCGCAATCGCAGCGTTTGCCTCCACGGCGCCGAGCTTATCCATCATCGGCCCGATGTTGGATGCGTTTTCGACGACCGGCCACAGCCGCCATCCCATGATTGCCATGGTAGAGTTTCGGCGCAGCGCCGCCATCGTCCGGCTGATTGCCGTTGCTGCACGGTCACTGCTGCCGTCCGCGGCGATTGCCCACGTATCCAGCACCCATTGATCGAGGCTGTTCCAGAACGGCATACCATAGGTCGATGTGACATATGCCTTAAACTCCGCATTGCGGACAATGCGATGTACGTCACGCGCCGCGACGCGGAACGCGATGTTGTGCGCCGCATTATAGACATGCTCCTGCAGGACGCGGAATTCAAGAAGCAGCGGTTCTTTGACGTCGTTCTCCGAGCGCTCCTTTACATGGCTGCGCCCGGTCCCGAGGACACGCGCCCCTGCGAGCGTCTTTTGCGCCTGATCTTCGACCTCCTTTTCCTTTGCCTGCGTCGATTTCTCCGGATTGTATTTCAGCGGATAGTATCCGCCCCGCAGGGTTATTTCCTTCCCGTCTGACGTTTCGACGCGGAATGCGGATGCGGGGACCTTTCCGAGATGCGATCCGTTGAGTTTTTCTTCGACTTCCGCCGTTTCTTTCCAGAATGTATCCACGAAATCCCAGATCTGCTGCACGGCCTTCCAGTCGCGCTCTGTCATGTGCTTTGCGAATACTCCCTGCACGTCGAGCCGCTGACCGATACCGTCGATGACGCGCTTGCGGTTGGTCTCCGAACCCCAGTTGAGCGCGAGGCAGAGGATGTTCTCCTTGCTGAGCTTATCGCCGCCGACGTCGATGTTGCGGTCTTTCCACTCCATACGCTCCTTTTTGGAGTAGGCGGAGAGGATGCGCTCGAGCTCTTTTTGACTTTGCCCGAGGAGTTCTGCTTCCCGCATCTGCGCCCGCTCGTATGTTCCGTAGAGGTATCTATGCGCCTCTTCGCCGAGCAGACGGATGAGGATCTCCGGCTTGATGAGCGGCATTGCGCCCTTTTGCCCAAGGATGGCCAGCTGCTCTCCGATTCCGGGGACCTTCGCGAGCCAATCGCTGTACCCGAGGCCGCCGGTATCCGGTGAGACCGGATGCTGCACGACGCCTTCGGGCGTCAGGCTTGTTGTCGACGCGAGGATTTCCCGGACGATATCGTCAAAATCCTTTCCGCCGACACTGAGCATGCGGTTCTTGTCGCGCCCGATGGTATAGAGGGCCTTGAGCATATTGACAGCCTGCGAAAACTCTCCGAGCTTCATCTTCCGATAGCTGCTATTCTCCTTCGAGAGCATTTCGAGGATTTCCGTCGGCGCGTCAGCGTCCATGTCGAGGTTGTTCTTGTAGCTCTCAAAGAGGGCACCGAGCTCGACATATCCTTCCGGTTTTTCAACATCGCTCCCTTTGAGCCCGAGGAGGTACGCGATATGATGCAGCCAATAGCGCTCCGCAGCGGCAAGTCGTACTGTCCGCGCGCCAAGTTTACGCTGCACGTCAGCTTTCATCTGATTCAGTTTTTCTTCGTTCTTTGTCGCTTCATAGGCACATGCGGCCGCAAGCGCCTGCTGTTCCTTCTCCGCATAGGCGATATCCCAACGCTCCTGTGAGAGCGCCTTATCCACCGCCCGAGCATGCTGCCTTTCCTTGCGGCGGAAATATGCGGGATTGCAGGATTCGCTGATCGGCAGGTCGGCGAGCACCATGCGGGCCTGTTCGCGGATAAATTTATCGTTCTCCCAGACCTGCTGATCAAAGTTCTTGCGCCGCCATGTCTTCTTATTCTCCTTCCGGAGGGATTCCCGCACCTTTTTATAGTTCTGATCCCAGAACGCCTGCAGCTTCTTCTGGATTTCCTTTTTGCTGGATGCGCTGGCCATATCTTCGAGGCGCTTATATTCCTCCGGCGTCCACTTCCCGCTGCTGCGCAGGTTCTGCACGGCCGCCATGATCTTCTTCATCGCTTCGCTGTCCTGCTCTTTGCGCAGGTCTGTATCCTCCGGCACATCATTCAGCGCATCAAGGGCGCCCTTTACCGCATCCTGGATGCGGTCGTCGAGACGGCGCATCAGCCGCTCTTTGGCCCGCATGCCCGCCGCTTCGAGCGCAACGCGCCGATGATAGGCCTTCGGGGTCTGCATAGCCTTTGCGATGTTCTCATCCGTCAACCGCGCCTGCAGGATCTCTTTGTCGAGCCCGCGCGCATATTCGGTCATGTATTCCGTGAGTTCTGTCTCAAGGGATTTCCGTTTTGCACGGGCTTCCTTGTAGGCTTCCATCGACGGGAACCAGTTGCCGATGATTGCCGCCGCTTCTTTCCCGCCATTTTTCAGTGCCATTTCTGCGAGGTAGACCGGGTCGCTTTCGAGTTCTTCCCGCTTTCGGGTGCGTTCCGCTTCGACCTTCTCATTGTATTCCTCCCGCGCTTCTTTCTTTAGGTCTTTCATGACCTCTGCGCGCAGACGGTCTTCTGCATCGTCACGGGATTCTTTCAGCCATTTCTGATAGGTCTCTGCGATGCTCTTACCGAGGAGGTTTTCGAGTGTTTCCTTTCCGCCGAGGCGTTCGATCGGACGATAGCGCTCATCCAGCTCCGCCGCCTTGATTTCCTCCTCCGAGGCAATCATGCGGGACATGACGGCCTCAACCTCTGCCGAGGGCTTTCCGCCGACGTTCTCCACAAATTTATAGAGCTTGCGCAGGAACTGTTTGAACTTCCGGAATACACCGCGCAGGGCTTTCGACGGAGCTTTTCCGTCGTGCAGATAGATTTCAAATCCGCGGGCGAACCGCTCCTGCCGCCATCTCTCCTTTGCACTCTTGATCGCAACTGCATCGCCGGACTTTTCCGCAGCTATTATGTCTCGCTCATACTTCCAGAACTCGTCTTTCCAGTCCGTATCCCTGTATTCCTCCGCCGCGCCCGGCTTCCACTCCGCCCACTCGTTGACGGTCGCCTGATCTTTCGCGGATGTCTCGTCCATTTCTGCGAGGTCGTCGAGGTCCATCAGGAACATATGCCCCATCTCATGCAGCATGGTCGATTCATTCGCACCCTCAAAGAGCGTAATAATACGCTTGCCGTTCTCCTGCAAGATTTCGCCGTAGACTTCCCGCTGCAGCTGCTGACGGAACGTCTCCGCATCACGCTCTTTCCACTCCAACTTATCCGGATCAATCTTCCGCAGCACATCGACACGATGCTGATCCATCTCGATTGACTTTAATATCCCTTCTTTTTCGTATGCCAAGTCCGCCGCAAGCCCCTCACTCGAAGGATATTTGATCGTCATCATGATGTTGCTATCCGGGTGAAATTCCTTTGCGAAATCTTCCTTTGTTGCATTCGGATTCTTTTCCAGTATAGAGAGCGCTTTATTTACATTCGCAAGCTGTTTCTTATCGAACTCTACCGTACGTTCACCGCTTACTAAACGCTCTCTATACTTTTCTCGCAAGCTCTCTGTGTCATGTGCCTTTGGTTGTCGGTCAAGTATCTCTAGCGCTTCAAGAATATCTCCTGACAGTTCTCCAGCATCTTTCCCATCATAAGTAAACTTGAACCCTTTATTGTGCTCCTCGTCAACTTCATCGACCTCTGCCGCTTCTTCATCAGACATCTCCTCCTGTCGCTTTCTATATTGTTCTTGCTCCTCCTCGCTAAGTTCATCCCAACGCACCAATTTGAGGATCCCTATTACCTCCGGATTGCGAAGAATGACTTCGTTCGGGTCATTCCCATATTCATGGGACGTACCCGAAATAAGATATACGTTTTCATTCAGATATTCATTGCTATCGTTTAATCTCCTGATCGCCGTTTCCTTGAGTTCATCGAGGCTATCATAACTACAAGAATCCGCAACATCTATAGCACAAGCACCATCAAGCTCAGTCTCTGTCCAATTCCCCTCCGGCCAGTCATGGGAGTTTTCTAACTCATCGCCAAGCTGATACACATTATCATCATGCCGAATGCCGATATTTGGAGACTTTAAGGCTTGTTTCTCATCCACCTCAATGAATTGGATATCAACAACTCTATGGTTAAATTTTTCCGATTCCGTCCAAAACATCTGATAGAACCCCGGATTCTCCTTTTTTGCCGCTTCGAGATCGACTTCGGTCTTTACATTTTGTCCAACACCTGATACAATAAATTTAGATAAAGCATTGCTTATTGCAGCGACCGCCGGAGAGCCGTTCCGGTAGGGCTGCAGCCAAGCGATGCTTTTATTTTTATTGATATAGAGAACATTGTTAGCCTTGAATTGTTTATCAAACCATTTCAGTGAGGGCTTATCTCCCTTTTTCCCTGCTGTTTTCCCAAACGCAGAATTAATTACGTTGACGATTCCACCGGTCGATTTAATATCCTTACCGATTTCAACCGGAGCAACAACCGTCGCCCCATTAGTATCTTTGAGTTCAACAACAAAAACATAGCTCCCCGCATCGTTCCCTCGTATAATCATCAGAGGGTCTGCCATCTTACGTGGGAGCTGACGCAGGATATCTAGTGTCATGCCCTTATGTTTCGGATTTACCGAATGCGCGAAGAAGCTGCCGAATACATGGAGCGAATCATATGGAATATTGATGAGCTGCATCACAAGCGGCACATCCATCACGCGGAATAGTTTTCCGTCCTTTTTGGCTTTCCACTTTTTCTTATCCGCCGCATCATAACGGTCAATCAACGCGTTCCAGTTCGATTCATCCCGTGCAAGGCGTGCCTCTGCAGACTGCCCCGCCGTCTGATGTGTCCCCTCCTCCGTATACTTCCCGCCACTTCGGAGCCCAAACCGCTCCTGCATATAGTCCATCGCAGTGTAGTTCTGTTTGCCCTCTTTCTCACGCATCACACGGGCAAACTGATCTGCGTGATGTGCAAAGAGGAGCGCATTCATACGCGCCGCGCGCGACTGCTGTCCGCCGATTGCTTTCAGCTGCGCCATGATCTGACGATAGACGCTGTACGCCTCCGGAGAGAGCCCCGCCGTTCCCTTGATCTCGGCCGCATCGACCTGCATCATGCGGTCTTTGATGTTCTCAAGGGTCTGGATATAATCGTTCAGCTCGTCGAGCTGTCCTTTTGCCCCCTCCATTGCGTCTATGTCTTCCTGCGATGCCGGCGCCCATCCTTCGATTTTCGGCGCGGACGCATCACCGACGGTGAGCCGATAGGCAAGGTCCATGAGCTCGCCCTTACGCGGCGCACGACCGTTTTCTTTATAAAAATCCTGGTACCAAGGCTCATTATTGGACACACGGATTCCGCGGCCATCCTCTCCGTTCTGGATGATGTCAACACCGTTGCCCATGCCACGCTGCAACGCGTCCATTGCCGGACGCAGGAGTTCGTCACGGTCTGCCACAAATTCGTTATAGAGTTTCCGCCATCCGCTCGCAGGGCTATCCTGATCCTGCGTGATTGCCGCGATTGCCATCTCACGCTCGCTGCTGCGGCGCAGTTTCTCCTTGTCGCTTGCATGGTCCGGCGCTTCCGGGAACCATTCGTTTGTGATTGCATGGATGATGTCGGTCTTTGCCTTTATTGCGTTTTTCTGCGCCTGTTCAACTTCATCACTGAGGTCTTTGGCATTCTTTTTCATGCGCGCCAAAGAATCCGTCTCCGGGGAAAAGGATACGGATTCGAGGAGCTGCGGGGATGCCGCAGACTGCGCATATTTTTCAATCGGGACAAAAAGATGCCCGCCGTTTTTGATTGTATTCTCGAGCTCTTCATCACGGATGCCCGCGGCCTTCGCCACCTCTTTCAGGTCGGCAAGGCCGTTTTCTTTTTGCAGAGCCGTTTCGGTGTCGATGTAGGCATTTTCAAATCCAGTGCCGCTGGCCTGCGCACGAATGATCTTCTGCTGCACGTCGGGCGCGGTCTGCTTCAACTTTGCACTGGATGCGACCTGCTGCAGCCGGTCAAGCATGATTGTTCCTGTCATCGTCCGCTGTGCGGCGATATCTTCGCGCGTCTTTTCCGAGGAGAGCCGCTGCGCATGACGTACGACGCCGGGAACGGCGCCGACGGAGGACGCCATGCCGAACCCAAGGCCGACCGGGAATGCCTCTGCGCCGGAGACAATGGCATTGACCGCCATGTCTCCTATGCTGTATGCCTTATCTGCCGCGCGGCCATCGGAGGATGCAACAATGCTGTTATGGATGAGATCATCGGAGAGGGACTGCGCGCTTTCCTCCGCGGATTCTGTGCCCGCGATTTTGAGCGCGTCCTTGATGTGGTTTTTCGCAAAGGCCACGACGGATTCACTCTTGCCGATATCATATTTCGCCTGATCGACGATTCCGCGGATCGCCTTTTCTGCGTATCCCTCCGCCCCTTCTTTTCCAAGGAGATTCAGCCCACGCAGCGGCTTTGTCACGAGGCCAAAATTCATCATCTCAATGGCAGGATTGATCGCGCCTCCAACCAGCGCATACGCGCGTGCCTGATCATCTGTATTGAGCGGATTCCCATCCACATCCTTCATTGCGCGATATTCGGCATAGCGCTCGCCGGTCTCCGGACGACGCATGCCCTCGAACATGCCTTCACGCATGCCCGCACCTGCAGCCGCTCGGATGAGCTGATTGCGCGAGGCATTTGCGAATGTTGCACGCGCCGCAGTAATGATTCCCGTACGCGCAGACATGGACCTTATTGTTCCCACAGCGAATCCAACGCCTGCGCCGCCCACGCCGCCGATCAGCGTTCCGCCGCCCGGCTCGATTGCTGTACCTGCGGCAGCGCTTGTGGCCGCGGTTGCCTCCGCCATGATGAGACCGTCGCGGATGCCTTCGCGTACGCTTTGCAGCATCTCAGGGCCGGACGACGCCATACCGCCTGCAATCGCCGCAAGAGGATCATCCCAGAAGGAGGGCATTTCTTTCTCATCCTTCTCGATCATCTTGTCGAGGTCTGCTGCACGTTGGAGGTCGTTATCATCTGCTGTGCCGAGGAATACCTTATACATGAGATTGTTAAATTCGAGCCTCTTATTTCCGAGTTCGAGGAAATGTGTGAAGGTCTCTACAATCCCATGCGTTTGACGCACGGATTCGATATCGTGGAGGGCAAGCGCCGCATCACGCGGGCTCATCTTCGCGATATCGCGGATCTCCGGAAATTCCTGCCAGACAGCTTCCATCGAGAAGTTGTCCTGCATCAGTTCCCGCTTTTTTTGTGTATAGTCGTTGATCTTGAGGGCCTGCTTGTAGGCGATATCATCATCCATAAAGGAATCCGCAGAAATACCCGTATTCTCCTCAATCTCCCGCGCCTTGCGCAGTTTATCTTCGGGCGTCATGAAGTAGCTGACGAACGTCTCCGTGCTGCGCAGGTCTTGCGCAATCTCGCTCCCCTCGTCTGCACTCTGTTCGATTTGGCTGCCGATATAGGAGCGCAGGGGACGTGTCGTGCGGTCTGCTACGATGCGCACAGGAGACAGCACAAAGTCCGCTGCCGAGCTGCCGAGTTCGTCCACGGTTTCCTGCACATCCGGGCGGTTCATGAATTCATGACGCGGTTCATTGGACGCCATACGTTCATCGAGGAATTTCCCATAGGCATTGGCAAATCTTGTTCCCGATGTAATCGCCGTGGTCACTACGTCATTTGCTGTATCCTTTACGGCGTCCCATGCCTCACCCGCAGCATCCCACGCCTTTTCATAGAGCGGTTTCGCCGCTTCTGCTTCCGCCGCTGCGCGCTCTTGTTCCTGCGCCTGTCTTTTTTCCTGACGCGCATTCGCATCGCTTAGATATCCTTCAAGGTCAAACGCCATGATGTTCTCCTTTAGTCTGTGCCCTGCTCTTCTTCGCCTTTATTTTCTTCCGGGTAGTAATACGGCAAACTCATCACGTCACTTTTTGCGAGCAGAGCCGTTGCCGTGATCGGGTCTGCACCATGCGCAATGAGATTTTCATAGGCCTTTTTCCAGCCGCCGTTTGGATCTTCCATATCATCTGTGATGGTCGACCATAGTTCTTGATTGTTTTGCAGTTCCTGAAACTCTTCGCCGAGCCATCCGGCATTATCGAGACGCAGCGCCGCATTTTTATAATCAATGAACTGATCCGATGAGATTTTCCCACCGGTCATGATACGTGCGTTCATTTTTTGCAGGCTTTCAAGGTCCTTATCCGGCTTATAGTTTCTTCCACCGCCGCTTCCCGCGCCGTGTGCTGTGCCTGTATTCTTGTTGACGTGGTAATATTGAGCAATCGCATTCTCAAGGCCATTACGCTCCGTCATGTCAAGGTCTTGCGCATTCAGCATAGAGATTGCTCCGCTGTAACTTCCCGCATTCTGTGCGGCCTGCATAATCCCATCGATATATTGGTGACGCTGCTGCTGATATGCTCTCTGCAGATCTCCGCCCTTTGCTTCGATCAGCTTCATCAGTCGGTCTCGCTTTTCCGGGTCATAGGCACTCACGCGCCCGCTATTCTTTGTACGGATGACCAGTGCCGGAACAAGTCCGCCGCCAATTTCGACGCTGTCCCCGTGTGTGACTTTTCCATTGCCGCGTATATAGTTCCCGTTCTCATCGGTATAATCCGCGGCACTCGATGAGTTCCCGAATACGCCGCCCTTTCCATCGGAGGCAAGAACATGATGTGCATTCTCCGGATCCGACATATCCGCACCCGGCGGGGAATAGATGATCGCAGCTCCCGCCGGGATATCCATGCCAGAGGTATACGGTTCAACGACCACAGAATCATCCGCACGTGCATCTCTTAGGAGCGTCGGCACATAGAGAACGCCCTTTTCTGCCTCTCTTGCGCAGAATTCGGAGAGCGGTCCCGTCCCCTTGAGATAGGCTTCTACGCAGCCATCGCGTTTGTTGTCCATCTCTTTCCCGAGGATTCCCGCAAAACTGCGTTCCACATCTGCAGGAGAAGCCCCCGCCGCTTCTCTTGTTGCCTCTCTCCCGTATCGCTCATCTGCATATTCATAGGCTTTTGCAAGATTGAGCGTCTTACCATCCCAAACGCCAGGCATCTTAAGGATCTCATCTGCCTCTGTATCCATCTCTTTTGCCTGCTGCTTTTGCTTTCCAACGCGGGCAAGCTTCCAATAGGTCGTCTGATCCATATCCGGGCGGAACTGATTCAGTATCTCATCTGCGCGGTCATAGTCCTCGTTTTCGAGCGCTGCACCTGCGGCCGCCGCGGCGATATCTGTTACCATCTTTCGCCGCTCTGTTGCCAGCTGCGCTCCGGGCCATCCTTCCTGCTTTGCGCGGGCCTGCAGGAGTACATCACCGTTCTTGACGTACATGGTCGGTGCTCCATTCACCTGCCATGTCAGCGCCGCCTGCTGTGCATTGGTTGCGAGATTGGACGCAAATGTCGCCTGCTCGACCTCTTTGCCCTCCGCCATCTCTTTCGAGGCTGCGATGCGCTGGAAGTTCGCCATGTTCTCGTTGAGGTTGCCCTTGAGCGCAAAGCGCACACGGGGGTTATAGTTCTTGCTGACCTCTTCATAGGTCTTGTTGATTGCGTCGGTCGTGCGGTCGATGAGCCCCTTTGCATTCTCTCCAACGCCCGTGGTAAATAAGCCCTGCTCTCCATAGAGCTGCTGCGTGAGGCTTGTCATGATCTCGTTGCGGGCCTTCATGACGTCGGCGGCGTCCATATCGTCCTGCCGCTGCGCCATGACTTTATTCACCTGTCCGATTGCGGCGGCCATCTTATCATAGCCTTCATCGCCGCTTGTGCCGTAGGCATGCACATCGCCTGATACGCGTACCGCCGGCGGGTGCATGGTGTTTGGTTCAACGGCCTGTTGATAGGGCGAGAATTTCATGTATTACCACCTCCCGAGCGGCTTATAGTTTTTCAGGATGAGGCCCGTATCTTCGGTATTCCTAAATGGTTGGAAGAAAGACGATGTATTGTATCCGGCCGGCGGCGTCGTGAGAGGATTCGGCCCTGCCTGTTTCGCCGTTCCCGCACTCTTCCACGGCTGCGCGGCGCCGTATACGCTTGCGGCCGTTCCGAGGATCGTTGAAAGTCCCGCCATCCGTGATGTGCGGCGCGCCTGACGCAGGACATTTCCAGCGGCCGCATTGGACTGATTTGCCTGATTGATATAGTTGCTCTCCGCAACGCGCGAGCTGTAATTGTCGTTGCGCTGATTCATCAGGAGGTTTGCCGCATCCTTGTTGTAGGCGTCATATCCAGACGACAGGATATCCATCGCAGAGCCTCCGAAGTTCAGCCCGGCCGCTCCGGTCTCTGCACGCTGCGCCCCTTCTGCAATCCTGCGCCGGGCCCGCAAGGCCTCCTGCTGCTGTGCATAGTTATCCGCGATCTGCTCCTGCTTTCGATTTTCAATGCGCGCGTTCTGCTCTGCCGCCTGTGCCTGTGCCCGATACATATCCGCCTGCGCGTTCGCCTGCGCTCTTATTTGCGCTTGCTGTTGCCGATACTGGAACAGTCCGCTGAGTGCCGTGAGGCCTGCTACCCATCCGCACATGTTATTTCCTCCCTTCGCTTTCGATGGTAAATGGGATAAATTGTTCTCCGCCGATTGTGATTTCCTTGTGAAAGATTGCGCCGCAGTATTTCAGCCACGCAATCGCATCTTTGTTAAATGCCCCGACAGCGTTGTAGAGGACGCCATATTTCTTTGCCCATTCAGTCAAGATGCGCTTGGATTCGACGGCGAACGCATAGCGATTTTCTTTGATACGATCTGTGCCGAGGCACCAGATGAGACGCCCCGCCATCCCCGGCAGTTCCCGATATCCCCATATGGCGATCAAACCGCTGCGGTCAAAGGCTGCAAAGCATTCCTCCGACAGGAATACGGAATCGTATACTTCGTTTTCGATGGACCCGCTTTCCGCAACGCCCGCAGCGAGTTCCCTGCGGTCCGCAGCGCGCAGTTCTCCGATGAGCGTTCGGACAAGCTGTTCTTTTTTCTTCTGTTTTGTGATCTTCTTGATTTCGTAGTTAGCCACCGAATGATACCCTCCTTATGATTGCCGAGAGGCTGAACGGATAGGGGGTGTCATGCGTAATCACCGTGCGCCCTTCGTTATTCCATCCGCCGGCCGGCAGGGTTACTTCTTTGTCCCCTGTATAGAGGATGTTTTCATCGAGCTCCATGCGTTCGGGGTCATAGACGATATCATCCTGCCGCGCTGCGCTTTGACCGATACGCCCGCCATAGGATTTCGTAAGACGCAGGATTGCGTTTGTGACTGTTTTCCTGCGTCCTTGTACGGTTCCGCTGTCGGTGTTGCCAACATCCCAGTTCGGCTGTTCGAGTGTCATGGTATAGGGCAGGCCGACGGTGATTCTTTTCGCGGCCTGCGGCAATTTCGCGTCTGCATTCATCGTTATCCCTTCATAGAGATACCCATCCGCCATGATGACAACATGCTTTCCATCGAGGATATCTTTACCGGGGATCTCTGTCTGCGCCACAGGATAGGTCACTGTAACGGCCGCATCCTCTATGATGTAGTCCTGTTCGGATTCCGATTCTCCGTGCGGGGCAAAGTATTCGAGATAGCGGACGGTCTTTCCGCCGAGGCTGCGCTCGACAACAGCGTAGATGCGATCATTGTTTCCGGCGTTGACGGCGCAGACGGCCTTATATTTTCCGTCGGTGACAAAGTGGCTCCACGCATAGACTTTCTGGTCAATGACATAGGTCAAGCAGAGCATTTGCCCGTCATCGGTGACAAAATAAACGAGACTGTCCGGCTCCTGTGCATAGGCGGCGCTGACGATTTCCCGCCCGCGCAGCAGATGCTTTGCTAGGAGGGTCAAATCAATGCCGATATAGCCGTCAGTCTCATAGGAATACCCGGTATCCCGGATGATGGACCCGCGGCGCTGGATGTAGATAATGCGGTTGCCGATGCGCAGCGGAGGTACGCCGCTACATCCGTAGTTCTCCTGATTCTTCGGGGTGATGTTCGTCGGCTTTACGGTCTCCCCGCCCGCAATGGTCCACGTATTTCCGTCCGTGAATATAACAAGATCATTGCCGACGTCCATATGGCTGATGCTGTACGCCTGCCGCGAGAGGAGGTCTGCCGTGACGGCGCTGTCATCGGTAACGGTGCCGGATTCTTTTTCGACGCCGAAATTCTCGTAGTCACCGCTCCGGCTCATCCAGAGACGCTGCGGATATTTTCTGCACCCACCGAAGCAAAGGCGGTCCTGGAAGAACGCGGCGCAGCGCGGATATCCGTTGATTTTGCTCCACGCGCCCCAATACCAATCTGCCGTTGCCTCTAATCCGCCGAGTATCTTATCCACTTTGGCAGATGCATGCTTCGCATCTGTTACGCCGGTAATGGTCACATATCCCTCATGCCGATAGGGATAGGCGGAGAGATCGGCATTGCATGTCCCGCCGGTAATCCTTGCACGGATGCGCAGCAGGCTATATTCGTCTACATCTCCCGATTCGGTCGGATTATAGTCGTTGGTTGACGTATAGGTGCGCAGATCAACCCATGTGTTTCCGTCGTCTTTGGACTGCTGCACAACAACCTGACCGGACCATGTTCCGTGCGTGATGATTTTCCATGTTTTCCCGGCAATGACACTCCGCGTATAGACGGACTTATCGTCTACAATGAATTCACGTTTGTACTCGTATCCATTGCTTAGAGAAAGCTCTACCTTTAGTTCTCCTTGTATTCCATCAATGCGGAGGACAAAAACGTTTTCGTACCGATCCCCATTAATCGTGGCGGGCAGAGTCATCGAATCTTCCCAATCTCCCGCCCCGCTTTTGCTCCATATGTCTGTCCACTTATATCTTCTTGCATATTTAAAAAGCGGGAGTTTATAGCTGGAATACGCATTGACCGTTACATTGCAGGATCCCGTTCCGGTCTTTTTGATCTTACATACCGTCCCCGCCGATGCAGAAATCTCCTGTGTCGTATATGAGCTACTGTTTGCCCCAGCAGATGCGGATACCGTCCCCCCGTTGACATATTGCTCGATTTTCATCGTGTCACCGATGCGGTCATCCGTGAATATGTCTTTCGCCGCAGTGATCTCGATATTTCCGTCGCGGCCGGACGGTTCGATTTTTGCCGCTTCGTCGTTGTTGATATCACCATACGCCATGCGCGTCCATGCGATCTCTGAGATACGCCAATCCCCTTCGCTGTACCGTGATAGTTTCTGTACCGGGAGTCTTCCCGAGCAGATATACATAACATCGACGGACTGCACAAAGCGTAGGTTCCGGAGGTCCCCTGTTTCAAACGGCGTTTCAAGCTCGACGGGCAGCCGGTTCCCATCCCGCCATATGCGGATGTACTTTTCCCCGATTTCAAGGAGATAGGTGATCTCTACGGTGTACTCAAATCGTACCAGGATCGCGTCGCGGTCATCGTATTTCATGCGCCCGGCATAGATGCTTCCCGGCCTTTTGTATACGGGTCCATAGGGACGGATGATTGCGTTCTCCGCCTGCAGCAGGGCAAGCTGATATTTTTCAAGGTCGACGCGCGATGCGACTTCCCCGGAGATTTCTCCGCCCGTAAATGCGGGCTGAATGGCATAAAACGGCCGCGGCTCTGCCATGATGTGTGCCTCCTGTCTTTACGAAAACCTCTCGTTTGCGTATTTGTTTGGATACTGCGTGCGCCGCTCTTTTTCGAGGACGCTATAATATCTCGCATTTGCAACGGCCTGCTGCGCCAGCTGCATATGCTGGACGACGATATTCGCATTCCCCGTGATTCCCATGGCGATAGAGGATGCAAGGAGATGCGTAAGCGCTTCCGTGAACTCTTCGCTGAACAGCGCAGGATCTTTGATATCGTCTGTGTATTCCGCCCATGCTTCTTGTACATCGGTCGCGATTGCCTTTCGTCCGCCGCCGAGCGTCACGATCTCAAAGTCCTGCCGATCTGTTTCTTTCTTTCGTGCATGCTCATTGTCATAGACATAGAGGACACTGAGACATTCGGCGGGATAGGCATAGACGGCATCCCATCCGGGAATGCTGTCCGTATATGCCGCAAGCTTTGTGATGCATTTGGCAAATCCCCACGGATACGCCGTCAGCATGCGGCGCCGGTCATGGTCATAGTGGATTTTGCACTTTCGCGCTTCTTCGCTCTCATCGTCAATGCTGTTGATTCTCCCCTGCCCGATGTAGGAGAGTGCCATGTTGCAGATCTCTGTGCTGTTCATTTGGATACCTCCTTGCCATAGTGTCATAGCTGTTATGGCACTATGGCAAAGGCAGAAGGTTTTTCCTTCTGCTCTTTCCCGCCCTGATGGGCACATGGTTATCGGTCGATGTTGTCGTCGAGGACAAGGCCTGCGGTAACGGTGCCCTTTGTATAGGTGCTCGCACCCTTGATGCGCAGGTAGCCGAGGTTGCCGCGCGGCAGGTGCACCGAGAGCGGCACCTGATCATAGGTTCCGAGGGTCTTCGGCGACGCGAAATTCTCCGTGGCCGAAGTCTCGAGCACGGTCTTAAATGTTCCCGTCCCCGCACCCTTTACGCGCAGGACGAGGATCGTCGGGTCGCCGGCATCCCCGGGGCCGACCTTCAGGACGTCGGAATCGACGTTCCCATTCGTGAGCGCTTTCGCGTTGTAAAACAGATTTTCTCCGTCCAGAATCGCCATTGTGTTTCCTCCTTTCGTCATGCCGTTGCGACGGCCGTCTCCTCATCGGAGATCGCATCGCACTTCTTGATCTCAATGCCCCCGAAATAGAGGCGCGGCACGTCCGCCTGCAGCTCCTGCCGTGTGATGTGAACATTGTTCTTGTCGAGCAGGTAAATCTCGAACCAGTTGTAAAGCGATTCAGAGACATACATAATGACCCGCTTATCACGGGACTGCAGATTGCGGATGCTGTTCTTCGCAGCGACAAACTTCTCGATGAGCTTGCGCTTGTCATCGCTCTTCATATCCGCCTTGATCTTCTCTACGTCGATGTTGCGGACAGCGGCATTGGCGCGAATATCACCGACCGAGAGCCCTGCCTTCCAGGTAAAGAGAGTCGTGAGCGCCTGATACTCCTTCCCGTCCGGATCCTGCACCGTCTGCTCGCCAAGATCGCGCTGCTTCAGGCCCGCCTGCGAATTTTTCGGATAGATTCCGCTCGTCGCATGCGTGCCCCAGCCGACCAGGAACGCCGACGTATTCTTTGCGCCCGCGTTTGCCGTCATGCCGCCGATGACCTGATAGCCCGGCGTATTCTTCTCGCCCCCGATGATGGGATAGCGCATCGAAAGGCCGTTAAAGGTATCGAGGTCATCCTCTGCGTTGCCATAGAAGATATTTGCCGCAATCGCATCCGAGAATCCGCCGACGAATGCGGCATCCTCACTGCGGCGGAACTGCTCGCCGTTGGAGGCAAGCGCGATCTCCTCAATATCCACGCAGGAGCGGTCCTCGAGGATAATGCAGGTATCCTGCACCTGCTTCGTCGTGGACTTGTGACGGGTTACACCGCGATTGATGCGGCGCACCGAGGGCTTCGGCATGGACGTGCGGATGGTCGTACGGTTGCCCGTAGGCAGGTTGCCCATCTTCCACGTGATATCATCCATGATAGGGTTTGCATTCAGGAGCGATTCGATGATGAAATCGACGCTCCCGTCCGGGGCGAGACGATTCCGAAGGTCGGAGAGCGTCAGCGCCTGTGTTCCGAGTGTTGCCATAGGTTTTTCCTCCTCTTAGCTGTACTTCTTGAAATCGGTATTGGGGTAAATGGATTTCTCCACTCCGGCCCCTCCGGAGCGGTCCCCGCCATCCTCTCCGATGAGGTCGCCGAATGCCGCCATGAGACGAATCATCTCAATGCGGTTTCCGGCACCTGTCTCATTGAGCATGGCCGTAAGGCCCGGGATTTTTTCGGCGAGCGCATTGCGTGCAGCGGCTGCCTTCGCAACGGTAGCGTCGAACTGCCCGCCGAGCTGCGTTCGCGCCTCCTGTGCCCAGCCTTCCTGCGTTTCGCGGATTGCCTGCACGGCCGCATCGACGCCCTGCTGCATGTACTGCATGCCATAGGCGGCAATGGTGCTTGCCTGCTCCTGCGAGAGACCTGCCTTTTTGGCAATCTCCCCAAACGCCGCCGCAGACTGCTCGTCATAGTCCATGCCTTCGGGGACAATGCCCTTAAAGTCATAGGCCTCCGGTACGCCCGCGGACTGTTCGGGGGGATTCTCCCCGTCGCCGCCGAGGATAGTCTTTCGTCCGTCGGCTCCTGCGTCTGGGTTTTCGGGTTTTGCACCGCCATCCCCGCCGCCGTCGCCTGCGCCGTTCGGGTCGGATGCAGCAGGTTCCGCAGCACCCGCGCCGCCGTCCCCGCCATCGCTTTCTTCTGCGAAACGCTGCAGGTCGAAGATCCTGTCTTCTGTCATATGGTTTCCTCCTTTTTGTCTGCCGCTGAGATCATCTCTTCGATCTCCTTCATCAGTGCGTGATACTCGCTTTCGGCTTTCTGTTTTGCCGCGAGCGCCACGAGGTCATCTGTGATGAGATTCTGTATATGCAGCCCTACGCGCCGCTCTCCCTCCATGACGAGCAGGCGGTTGACGTTATCTTCGGGGAACGGTCCACCTCCTGTGAGGTGACAGCGTTCGAAGAGGCGCATCAGGAACCATCGTCCCTCCGGCGCGTCGAGCAGATAGAGGAGGGCCGCACGGTCTTTGGATTCGATTTTTTCCGCGGCTATGCGCCGCATCTTATCCGCGGAGCTGATTTCGTATTCCATGGATTCCTCCTATCCGACCTGCGTCATACCAAGGAGCTGCTGCAATGCCGGATTCCCATCCTGCGCGGCTTCGGTTGCATTCTTTGCCGCCTGTGCAGCGGGCGCCGCCATCTGTGCCATGGCCGCCGCCTGCTGCATCTGCCGCTCCTCCTCTGCAGCTTCTTGCTTTTGCTGCTGGATTGCCTGATATTCGTCGTCGGTCCGCTTGATTTTCGCGGGGGCGCCGACCATGCCGATGTAGCTGTTTGCGGTTTCGTTCCAGTCCATCTTGTCGAGGATGTTCGGGTAGAACTGCGCAATCTGCGCAATGAACGCTACGGCCTGCTCGATGTTGACAAGACCGCTCATCTTTTGTGCCTGCGCAAGCGGGCTGATGTACTCGATTTTGATTTCCTGGTCGCGCAGGATTTCTTGCGCTTCTTCATCTTCCGGTTCCGGGAACATGCGCTCCCGGTCGAGGATGTTATAGACGCGCTCGATGATCCGTCCGAGGAATTCGAACTGCATGCGCTGTACAACGGGGCCGAGGATGTTCATCTTCTCTTGCGTGCGTTCGAGTACTTCGCGTGCAGTCATAGCTTTCTCTTGCTGGTCGAGCATCATGAAGAGGTCGGCGCTGTACGCGCGCTTGATGCGCGTCGTTACATCCGCGACGACCTCGCGCAGATGGTCGAGGTTGCCCTGCACCTGGAAGAGCGGTGTTATCATGTCCCGCTCTTTGACAAACGTCTTTCCGCCCGGCACTAGGTTGATTCCCTTTACGGCCATGTTGTCATCCGCTATGACCGGCGGCTTTACCGTCAGCTCGACCATGGTCAGCTTGTCCTTTTCAAGGAGATGCAGGATTTTCGCATCGCCTTCCGCGAACCATCCGGGCCCCTTGCCATAGCTGTCATTGCCGGAGATGAGATAACGTGCGACAGGGACGGGCCATTCGTGGAATCCGCCGACGTGCAGGAACTCATCTTCTGTGCTCCCCTCTACGTAGTAGATGGAGACATAGGGCAGATGGAAGTTGCCGAGTTTCTTCGGGTCATAGTTCCGGTTGGGGCCTACATACCAAACGACGGTATGATTCGCCTTGATTCCCGGGCCGTTTGCAAGTTCTGCGCGGATGTTGTCCGGCACGTTTTCTGCACCGAATTTGTCCACGAGCTGCGCGGCGCTCATCTTGTAACGGCGGCAGAACGTTTGAATGCTTCCGTCCGGCCCATTCTCCATGGCATAGCTGCCAATGGGATACGGAACAAAATGGACGCCATATTGGCGGTCGGGGAATATTCCGAGCGGTGCTTGCCCGAACGCGAGCTCGAGGTAGCAGCTGTGCACGGCGGTATAGAAGTTGCTCTTTTCGAGCACGTCCGCGATGATGTCCATGCGCTCGTCAAGGATCCTGCCGAGGTCGGAGTTATCCTTGAGGTCGATGTTGGCAAAGTCGAGGCGGAACCATTTGCGGCTGGGCGGCGTAAGGCCTCCCATGACGCCCGCCGCAAATATCTGGTTGCTGTCCCATGCGCAGTTATGCCAGACGTTGGTATCCTTGCGGCTTCCCGCATTGCTCTCATCATCCATGCCGTCAAAGCTCCCGAGATACGGCAGCTGATATTCGCGGATGGATTTCCATCTGGTCTCATAGGTGCTGCGCTTATCGATGAGCTGCTTGACTGTCTGCTGCACCTCCTTGCGGCTGATAGAGAGACGCGCCGCGAGGTCGCTTGCACGGATGAGCGGGGGCAGGCGTGCTCCCTGCATGATTTGTTCCTGCATATGTCCTCCTTATCCGAGGGTTGTGCGTCCGCCGCCATTGGCGAGCGTTCCGAGAATGGTCTCACGGTCGCTGCTGAGCATCGTCGATGCACGGCCGCGGCGCCTGCGCTGACTTGCAGACGCGTTATCCTGCGATCCGATATCCGATGACTGTACGGCCGTCGGTGCCGGGTCTACTTTCGGTGGGGGTGTATAACTCACACTGCCGCCTCCTCCGCTGCACATAGGATCACCTCCTTTCGGTGTCTTGATTTCGGGCATTGGTATTTCAAAAGGGGTCATAGTCGGTGTTGCACATGGTATCTTGCCGCCCACTCTCAACGCGGACTGGATATGCAAAAGTGAGGGCGAGCGCATCCGCCTTGTTGGGCGATGCGAGCCCGCGCTTTTTCATATCCTCTTTGCTTTCAAGCTGCAGCTTCCCGCTCCGGTTCATAAACGCTTCGGGACCTGCGAGGTCGTCGCGGAGCTGTGCATCATCCGGCAGAGCGCCGATGGTCTTAATCCAGTCCTTCATCTCTGACCACATTTCCGCGCGCTTGTTGGCGTAGTAGGGGTCCCGCGGTTTTGCGGCAAAGGATACGAGGTTCCATGTCCGCCTCATGTTGCGGCCGACGGAATAAATGCCGGTGCCGTAGCCCTGATCAATATTGACTGCTGCGGCACGGTATTGGTCCTCGAAATACGCGATGATCTCCGCCATGTGGACGTCATCATCGTTCTTCTGGTATGTGGCAAGATGCTTGCACATGGATCCTTGCCGGAGGAATATCTCGAGGCTGTCCTCTCCGGTCCATGCAGGGTCAACGCCAATAATGACGGGGGCAAAGTCGAATTCATGCTTGTGGATAATGCGCTTTGTCGCCTCTTCGATGAGCGCGCCCGAGATGAACTGCAGTTCGGAGGCCGACGGGAATTCGCCGCGAACACGGACTTTGAAGAAGTCGCTGTCCTCTCCTCTGGTCTCCTGCCATTCGGCAATGAGATCTTTGTTGCTGATGGCAACGTCGCGGCTGTCGATTTTTCTGGTTTTCCAGAGTGCGCGGTCACGGTGAAAGCAATCGTAGAAGCGCCCGCTGGTACGGGTCGGATTGCCGAACGCGCACCAGATGATCTCTGTGTCCGCGTCCGTCATCGCGCCCTCTGCAACTTCCCAGATGATGTTTGCGATTGCGGATGCTTCGTCAAAGACAAGGAGGATGCGGTTCCCCTGATTGTGCAGACCGGCGAATGATTCGCTGTGATGCTCGTTCCAGGGGATCGCGTCAATCCGCCATGTCTTTTCATGGCCGGGGGTGTTAGAAAAAATTGCCGTGGCTGTGTAAGTGAACATGTGCTTTGCGATAAAGCACTCATACCATTTGGACAGCTCCGCCCATGTCTTGCTTTTGAGCTGTGTGTCCGTATTGGCCGTGATGATGCCGCGGGTATCTTCATGCGTTGAGATTGCCCAGAGGATGATCCATGCAACGAGCGCAGATTTTCCGATGCCGTGCCCGGATGCGATTGCTTCGCGGATGACTTTGCCGGGGGTCTTGAGCCCGTCGCGGATATCTGCGAGAAGGTCCAGCTGCCAGTCCTGCGGCTGCTGGCCTTCGAGCTTATCCGCGCCCCACGGGAACGCGCCATGTACGAATGCCACGGGGTCATAGGCGAGTTCTGCGAGGAAATCAATCATGCTCTGCTGCGTTGTCTGCTGCATTTTTGATCCGTTCCCTTGCCTCTTTGAGTGCCTGCGCTGCGTTTACGGTGATCTCTCCGCTGATTTTGGTTTCCTGCCGGTCGGCGTATACGTCCGGTTTTGCGCCTTTGAGCAGGAGGATGAGGAGTGCATCGCTCTTTTTCCGGTAGCTGCCGACCCGCTTGCCCTTGTAGTAGATGCCGCATTCGTCGCCTTCGACGGCGCGGCGGCGGGCTTCTTCTTCGAGGAGGTCACCCGCCATTTCTTTGGCCTGCGCGAATCCTTTTTTGTATTCCGGATCTTCTTTGAGCCAGTTGTAGTGCGTTTGCCGCGTGATGCCGCACGCCTCCGCCGCAGCGCCTATCGTCCCCTCCGCGATATAAGTATTTAAGAATCTATTTTTTTGCTTGCTGTTGACGAATCTGTAAACTTGCTTTGCCATTTCCAGCGTCCTCCTTTCCCTTGCGCTGTCTGCGTTTACGGCTGTTTTTGTCCGCGGTCATTTTTCGGTGATTCCATGTGTAAAATGACCGCGCCATTTTTCGGTGCAATTTTTCCGCCCGTTTTTGGGCAAAAGAAAAAAGCCATATGCAATCTGCACATGACTTTCACTGTATTTATTTTATCACGTATTTTCGGACTTTTTTCCCGGAAAGTTTTAATCCTGTATTTCCGCTCCGCTCTAAGGATTGCGGGATTATTGCGTTTTCTTTTTGCGTTTTTTCTAATCTTGCTCGCTAAAATACACGCATGAGCCCCATCTGACAGGCACACGCGAGGGCGTATGATCGGATATGACGCAACGTCTCGTAGTACGTATTTTTGCTGATATAGAGTTCACGGCATATCTTGTGATAGCCATGCCGCTTGAGATATTTCCGGATATAGATTTGCTCTGCAAGAGATCCGCGTATGCTGCTGCGCACTTCGCTCTCGACGCGCGCCCAGTTTTCGAGCTCTGCTTTATACTTTCCGTCTACTTCCAACAGGTCAGCATTTCGGATCGCCGTCCGCTCCGTCGGATTTCTTCCGCCGGCCGGATCGTATCGTTTTCGTCGACGCTCCATGCGTGTCACCGCATAGAGCATTTGATCGATGCGGTTGTAGATTTTTTTGTCCATGCCCTCTCCCGGTTTCGATTTTTTCGAAATATGCGATGGTCAGCGGATATCCTTCCGCCGTGTAAGTGCTGTAAGACAGATCTTTGATCAGGCGATATCCCTTCGGCGGATCGATTTCCGTCTTGTAGGCCTCCGCCCGTGTCACCTTTGTTTTCTTCGGGACGGTCCGCAGGAGATTCCGGCTTACTTGTATGCGTCCCGAGTGCGCCGCGACTTTCTCTTTTGTGAAATAGTCCGCCAGCCGTTCCGCGTCCCGCAGATGCCCGCCGTAGAGTTTGACTTCCACATTGCCGTGCGGCCATGCCTTTTTTATTTTTTCGAGCTCTGATTTCCCAAGCGCCGGCAGGAGAATGTGACCGTGTGGCCGACCGCTTCCCGTCAGATTCTCGAGTACGGATATATATCTCGCCGACATTCCCGTCTTCTGGTAGATCGCGCGGATGCGGCGTTTGAATTTTTCAAGTTCTTTTTGGATTGTTTCCGTATCCGGAACTTTCCGGAACGTACAAGTCAGGTACCAATCCCCCGCCTCGAAGTTATCCACAAGGAGACGGGATAACTTTTCCGCACGGAGACGGCGATTCACTTCCAGCTGCGTCTGCTTTGTGACATTTTGCCGTTTTGCTCTTTTCTCACGGATCTCCGGACGGAGCGGCAGCGCTCTCTGAGAATAATATTTCTTTTCGATTCTGAACCTCTTGTTGTTTGATTCCCAGATCGATTTTAGGTAGGCCATCGCAGCTTTCCTCTCCGCACGTATATTTATGTTGCTTTATGTCGCTATATTAATTCCTTTATCGAGCAGATAAGGGGATAGGGTATCCCCTTCGATTTGAGAACACACGTATTTATATTTTCTCAGCGGACGCCGTCAAGAACTCTGCTCGATAAAATCCTTCTATATAATATAGAAGGAAATATTTTTCATTCGTCTTTTTGGGAAAGCCAAACACAGATACAACAGAAGAACAACAAGAGGATATACACCCCGGCAATGGCAGGTGCAATAAAAGTCAGCAAGCCAATCAGCAAGCCAATCACCAAGTAACCGAGAACCACGATGATCGGCAGCGCAAGGATGCATCCGATCGTTATAAGGATCTTTTTTATTGTTTTCATTTCTGCTTCAGCTCCTCGTCCAGTTCGATAATGATCCGTTTGAGCTGACAATTCTCAGCACAGAGCCGTTCGATGTCTCGCTTTTGTATCTCAATGCGATTGGTGAGTTTTCGGAGTCCAATATACAGATCATCAATCGCCGCGACACGAGATTCGAATTCATCTTCCAACGTGTATAAAACACTATGTATAATCGGATCCATCGACGCCTTTATCTTTTCGATATCATATGGCGTTCTCATTTCTGTATCCCCTCTTCCATATAATGAAGGAAACTGTTCACTTGATTGTCTCAGTTACTTCATCATCCTGATACGGTTCTCCCGATGGCCACTCAACCCCCTCAGAGGGTCTGCACATACACGGACCTTCTTTTTCTTTCAGCATCCTCAACTCTTCGTCCAGTGCAATAATGATCTTTTTGAGCTCGCGGTTATCATAGGAGAGCTGCGCTATATTGCGCTTCAATATACCGATTTTGTCGATCACTAGATTTATTTCATCATGCAGCTCACCGATTGCCTTCATAAGCGCACCAAAATCCACCATCGGTTGATACAGGCACTCATTCAAAATCGGGCGATCCAGTGACGCTTTTATTTCATTGATATTATAGGACGGGTTCATTTTTATGCCTCCTCCTCATGATAGCCGCGCATCCGGTTCTTCTCGTTCACGCGGCGCTGCCACTCATCACGCTCCTCCTCATCACATCCCAGCGCGTCAAGCCATGACGTGCAGAGGGTGATAACGTCTGTGATCTCCATGATCAACCTTTTCTTTACATCCACCAATCCATATTTATCATGGTCTACTGTCCCGGCGTCATCCGCATTCTCTTCGAGAATCGCCGCCTCCTGGAGGACCTCATTCGTTTCCTCCGACAGCTTCGCCATCCACGCCACCGTAGATGCGCCACGGAATTTCTTACACGGAATCGGTTTAATCATTTTGCTTTTCCTCCTCGAAATAGAATCTCACAGGATTACCCGTGATCTTAATGAGACCATATGCAAGAGCAAGTCGGAATATGAACAACTTTTCGAGACGCCCGACAATAAGCCCGAGCTCTTCCCGCAGTCCCTCTGTTCTCATCGTGGACTTGTAGAAATTGCACGAACGACACGCAGGACGGTAGTTCACAATCTCATCTTCACCGCCGAGATAGACAGATTGAACATGATCAACCTGCATGTCCTTGATTTCGATCTCCTTGCCGCAATAGGCACAGCGACCGCCGTACATCTCGTAAACCTCTCGGCGCATATCCTTTGGCACGGCTTTCCGCTTCCGAGCCCCTGTAATCTCCTGTTTTTGTGCCCGCATCACATTCCCGATCTCCTCCCGCGCCGTCGGGTCGGGTTTCTTGCAGGGCGTGTATTCGTCCATGTTGTCGCCTCCTCACATATCAAGCAAGGCATACTTTACTGCAAGCTCATAGTGGGGCATCGTCCACATTCGCCCACTAACTTCATCACACACAACAAAACTATTAGGATGTATCTTTGTCCCTGGCACGCCGCAGGTATCTGCTTCCCCGTTCGCAATCCACCATCCATCGTCGTTATGGAATATTTTTGATGATGCAATCGCCTCAAGAAACCACGGCGATATTTTCGTTTTGTCTTTCCCTTTTGAAACCGCCTCAAAAAAGTCTTCACCATCAAAATAGACAGCATCTACAAGTCCTGATCTGGGACGATATATTGCCATGTCTTTTCCTCCTCACCCGCAGAGCTCATCTCTCATCTCATCAATCAGCTCTGCCGCATCTTCTCTGCTCATGCTCTCAATCGGGTAATCCTCAAAGTCATACCCGAGCTCTGCCATCAGCGCCTTCAATCGCTGTATCTGCTCACTTGTCGGCTGTTCCATTTATGCAACATCCTCTTTTTCAAAATTCAATTTCTGCTGCGCCCGGTCCCCATTGATGTACCTCCAGGCCTCCTCTTCCAGATTTTCCAGAGCACGCATGAGGCCCTTGCTCATGCAAAAATCGGATTCTTTATCCGCATTCGGCCGTGCCGGCGTATTGAGAATAAGCGGAGATTTACTCGTATAGAGCTCCTTCAGCGCCGTTATCGTCAGATACTTTGTCTTCTCGTCCTTATAGCTTTCCGTAACCCCCGAAACCATAATCCGCTTCTCGTCGTCCGGATGCAGCTCGCAGATCTCCACCACAAAAGACGCCAACGCCTGCAAGCATAGCTTCAGTTCCTCCCGCGGCACATCTTCGCAGATCAGCGTGTACGCATCATAGCTCTGCGTGGATTCTTGCCACGTCTCCCAGCCGAACGTATACACGCCCTTCTTGACCTTGATTTTTGTGATCCTGTGTTTCATTTTCCTGCTCCTTTAGCGGCTCACCGCCTCGAGAATCTGATACAGCAAATACGCAATGACAATCAGCAATATCGTCTGCATTTCTAACTCACCTCCTCTTCCAACGGCAGCCATATCTTTATCTCCGGATTCTCGTATATGTTTCCAATTACATTCGCCATATTGGCAACATCCTCTAAGGCATGCATCTCGCCGCCTCCCTCGGCAACGAATTCACCGCCAAAAAATTTCACAAAATAGCGCTCCCCAAATTCATCTTGAAGAATATCTCCCTCGTAAATTTCTTCCCCGAATACATCATCCACACCGGTGTACTGCATCAGATCCACATGTTCGAATATTTTCTCGATGATGTCCATTTTCTTCATCTCCGGATCCCATACCCGGAATTTAATCTCTCGCATTTTATTCCTCTCCTATTCACCGCAACATGGACATTTCATAAACCTACTCCTCCTATCGCCCCGTCCCAGTCCAGATGTTCATATGGATTTTCCTCCAAGTTATCCCACTCCTCACTATCTTCACCTTCGGACACATAGAAATGGAACTTGCAGTTCCCGCATTTCACACCGCCATCTCCATATCTCGTGGACACCCTTTCACCGCATCGCGGACAATAATCGACAATCTCAGCATCCGCAAAAAACATCATTTCCCGCCCTTTCCGTATTCTCTCCACGTTCCGCTCACCACATGCGACTGCCGGAACTCCGGCAGGATCGACAGCTCGCCTGCGCTCGTACAATAGCGCACCAACATTCCCTGCTCCTGCGCCGCTTTCAGCTCCGCCATACATCCGCGGCTCTCCTTATAGTTGCCGCTCATAACGACACTATCGCAGGCGATCAGCATCTCGATGCAATACTCCATCACCTGCTCATACGACATACCCGCAAGCGGATCAAACGCCGCAAGCGGATTGAGAAACAAAATATCCGGATGCAGCTCCTGCAGCTTCCGGTGTATCTCCGCCGCCTCTTCCTTGTTCTTTTCCTCATCCCCCGTATAGGGATGAGAGATATAGCACCATTTCATGACGCTTCCTCCTCTTCCGTATTTCCGTCCTCTATGAAATCAAACAGCGTTGGTGCGCTGCGCTTTGCTTCCTCCACTTTGAGATAACCGACCCCGTCGCGGAAATAATCCGCGTTGAGTTCCGTCGCCATACCACGCCGCCCCAGTTTCAACGCACAGAGAGGGACGGTCATCAGTCCCCCGAACGGGTCAAAGATGAGGTCTCCCGCGTTGCTGTACCTCTCGATCAGCCGGTCGACGATATCAAATTGCAATGGGCACACATGGAGCTGCTTGCCCTTCTGCGCTTGCAGCGTGTTCATGGTCCGCATGCGGTTGATATCGTCCCACACATCATCAGACCAACTGCCGGGCGCGACGACCATAAATGTCGCGGGCAGTTTCTTTTCTTTGTCGAGGCTCTCCGCCATCGCGACATGCTCCTCATAGTTATAGACACTCTCACGGCTATACTTACGATAGACGCGTTGGAGGTCCGACACAGGGAACTGCATGACCTCATCCTTTGTGAGAGGTCTGTCTCCGCTGCTGCGCCAGTATCCGTGTGCATCGATCTGCCACCGCCCACGGGTATACTCCTCTTTTGTCTTTGTGACAGGTTTATCTGCATAGGCCTTTGATGTATCGGACGGCAGTTTTCGGAACAGCAGGATGTACTCAGGGCACCCGACGCCCATCTTGCTTCCGTCCTTGCACTGCTCCGTCCAGCCGAGTCTGTATGTCTGGTTATTCTCGCGCACAACGTCGGTCACGACCGTGATCATGCCAAAATACTGGAATCCGTGCCGCATGTAGTGCTCAATGCAGAGCGCATGGAACGGCTCGATGGTCGGCATGCCCGTCCCCGTCGCATTGCCAAAGAGGACACGATCTTTGACATGACAGGCAAACACGCGCCCGGGCTTTAGGATGCGCAGCAGCTCGGGGCTCAAATAGTCCATCTGCTCGAAGAATCGCGCTGTGTCCTCATTGTGCCCGAAGTCGTTGTAGCTCGCCGTGTACTCGTAGTGATTGGAGAATGGGATTGAGGTCACAATCTCATCAACGGAATCATCCGCCATCCGCTTTGTCTCCTCGATGCAGTCATTATGGATTGCCGTCCATCCGTCGCCCTTTACCTCCACGCGATCAACTCCTATGCTTCGTCCCATCTCAGCCGCCGCCTGTGCACCGCCAAGCCCATACTCTTTGATGATATCCGCCATCTTTTGCGTCAGGTGATTGTACTGCGTCCATTTGTGCTGCAATACTTTGAGGATCTCCTGCTCGCTGTCCATGTAGATGATGTCTACGATCACCTTCTCCGGCTGCAGGAAGCGATGACAGCGGTGAATCGCCTGTATGAAATCATTGAACTCATAGTCAATCCCGAGAAAGATCATACGGTGACAATGTCGCTGAAAGTTGCAACCGCTCCCGGAGAGCTCCTTTTTCGTGGCCAGCAGTCGGAATTTGCCGTCCGAGAAGTCGATTGTGTTACGCTCGCGCACGTCCATATCCTGTGCGCCGTATATTTCCCGCGCCTCCGGCAGCGCCTTTTTGATTGCGTGACGCTCTGCCTCGAGGTCGTGCCAGATGATAAAATGATCTTCCGGTGCAGCATCGATGATGCGTTTTGCCTCCGCCATCCGCGCATCAATGCTTTCACGTTTCTCACGGGCCGCCTCTTTGAGACCCTGCGCCGCATCGTGAAACATTTTGATCTGCCCGTCCTTTTCTTCGCTTATTTCGGGCGGCCGTCCAAGCTTGTGATAGCGCACCTCGAGTTCCGGCAAGTCATAGCCGGTATCTTCATAGCCGAGGTTGGAGGGTTTTTGGATAAAGAGCGCCCACGTCGATAGCCATAGCCAGAACTCTTTTTCCTTGTGCGGGTAGAGTGTCAGGTTGTTTGCCTTCGTGCTATCCCGCTTGAAAAATCTGGTGAGCGCCTGCCCCGTGTCCATGATCTCAAGGTAGCCCGCATAATGAATGAGTTCCTTGTATTTGTTCGGGGACGGTGTTGCCGTAGAGACGAGTTTATACTGCACACCGCGAAATTTGTTCAGGAATGTTTGATAGGTCTTGCTCCCGAAGGAACGCAAAACCGCCGCTTCGTCAAGCGACGTGCCTGAGAATGCATCCGGACGAATGTCGCCGTCGCGGACACGCTCATAGTTTGTTATCATCAGCCAGCCGGGCGCAGCCTCTGTCTCCGCCATATTGCGCACATAGACAGGCGCATCCATATGCAGGAGGTTTTCGGCGTCGCGGATAAACTCCTGCTTGACCCCGAGAGGGCACACGATCAGCATCTTCCCTCCCTTATGTGCGTGGATAATGCGGCACCATTCGAGCTGCATAACGGTTTTCCCAAGGCCGAATGCTGCGAAGATTGCCCTGCGCCCGCCCTGCACTGCCCACATGACTGCATCCCGCTGGTGCGGTTTCAGTACGGCGCTGATCTCTTCCGCATCAATGGCAACGCCGCTCTTTTGGGCAATTACCATTTTTGACGCAAGGAAGTCCCGATATCCCCTCTTCATCGCAATCCTACCTTTGCATTTTCCTTTTGCGCGTGTTACAATTAACGCGCAACATCTTTTCCTTCTGCGCCCAATGCGGTTGCCGCCGCTCCGGGCGCTTTTTCTTTACTCAAAATCTTTTCCAATTCCCGGAACACCCTCTCTATTTCCTCTTGCGGAACCTTTTTGCCAATCATCGTCTGACGTGCAAGATCGTCCAGAATCACCGAAGCAGTAAAAAGGCGGGCAACTTCTAATCTTGAATCATCCGTCTGTTTTGCTCGTTCGACGATGATCTCGACCGCTTTCGGGATGATAGTATCTGCATCCCCTCTCGTAGCGATTCCAAAAGAATCATCCAAATCTGCTGCACAAATATATGTCTCGCATACATCAAAGGCGTCGACAGCCTTTACAAAATCCTCCCTTGTCATTTCTGCTCCTCCTTTTCAAGTGCCCGCGCTCGATCTACCTTCACTTGTTCCGGGATATCAATCCGCAGCGAAAAATCACTTCCGGAGTTTTCTGCTTTTTCCACGATGTAAGCTTTTGCCTCATCGGGTGTCTGGAAATTCACGGTCTCTTCTTCAAAGATCATTCCCATCGCCGAATCCGTTATTTCGACGCTGGTTCCGCCATCCCAGAGATACGATAGCTGAGATACGCCGCTGTCGCTTCGCGTCAGAAGGAGCAAGCTTCTTGTCCCTTCCACAGCCTCTTTGACGGAGCCGCGGACTTGATAGCCCTGCACCCATTTCTTCATTTCTGTCCCTCCTTGACCCAATAGGTCAACGTCAGTTTATCCCCTGGATAGATCATCCCCTTGCGTTCGAGGAGCCACGGATTCAGCTCCTCTATCCCCGACTTATACTCGAGGATATAGCGCCTCGTCCCCGTGTTCTTGGCGAGGTACGTTTCGGCGATATCCCAGAGAGTATCGCCGCTCTTGACGGTGTACGTCTCCTCGACGAGGATGGCGTTCTTGCCGTCGTCCCACGGATTGACAGCCCCCGAGCAGAGGGCTGCGGCGGTCACAAACGCGCCGCCGATCATGACGGATTTCCACAGTTCACGCATCATCTCCGCGACCTCCATTCGTCTCTCTCCTCGTCGAAATTCTTCGCTATACTTGCCAGCAGATCAGATGCAAATATGATTTCCATCTTTGCATCCTTCATCCGCTTGGCAGTAAGAACTACATGTTCGATCGAAAGCAGATGCAGGTTACTGCTGTTTCCTTTCTCCATGAATTCTCTCTCATCACCGCCATCAGAAATGGCCACCAAATATTCCTTACTCAGCTTGCCAAGCGCCCAAACAAGGATCCCAATCATCTTTCTTCTCATGTTCTTTCCTCCTTCTTCTCCTTGAGCTTTCCTGTGTAACGCGGGAGACTGTGGATATACTCCACAACCCACGAATACGGGACTTTGCGATTCTCCGAGCCGCGCTCGAGCACAAATGCCAGATCACCGCTCTCGAACCGCTTGGCAACAGTCGCCGTCGAGCATCCGAGGATCTCTGCGACCTCCCCGACACTCAGCAGACGTTCCTGCGGTACTTCCGCAGGTTTCGGAGGCAGATAGACAACCTCCGGCAGCTGCTCGATGATGCGCTGCGTCACCGCCTCTGACTGTGTTGCCACCTTCTCAGCAGCGATTCGCTCGACTGCATCCGTGAGCACTTTCACGATGTCCACGGCTACTGCGTCAGCCGCTTTCCTTGGCATATCCTCACCTCCTATCGGCATCCACGCCCCGCCTCTCATTGGACTATCTACCATGATTCGCCTCGTAATAGGGCGGGACGTGACCTGCCATCATCAGCGCAGTACGTTGATCAATGTGCATACAATGGCAATCATTATGCAAGAAACATTAAACACAAGCATCGTTCCCGGATTACGAAAAGCGAAATCATCCAAACGTTTAAGCAGTCGCTTCATCTCCTCACCTCCTCTACACATGAACTTCCATCAAGATCACTCCGAAAAGATATGCGAGCAGAATACAGGCAGCCGTTCCGACAAATCCCCCTGCGCTGCAAACGAGAAGTAACACCTTCCAATCCAAACGCCGATTCGCTTGCATGGTGTAGATTGTCCGCCGTAGGAAATGATCCTCATCCTTCTGCCAAAGCCTGTATTCCACAAGCAACATCTTGATGTCCGATAGTGTCTTTTCCTGCGGTTCATTCTCCTCCCACGTTACACCGATGCGTGCCTTCAAATACTTATTGCATTCGGCGCTTGTCTTCGGTGTAGAATACTTCATCCCCTCACCTCCTTTGCCTCTTGTGGAGAGGTGGTTTTTGTTTGTTACGGGTTTTCTTGTTGTTTTAATCATGCTATAATTCAGGTGTGCCAGTGTCTAAAGGAGGAGTAACGATATGAAAAAGCTACTCTTTGTAATCCCTATTCTTGCCATCGCTGTGACGGCGTTCTTGCCACCCAGTACCGCAAGCGCAGATGTCTATGTCAATGGTTATGACCGTTCCGATGGAACTCACGTCAACGGTCACTATCGCAGCGACCCAGACGGAAACAGAGACAACAACTGGAGCCATTCCGGTAACACCAATCCCCATACCGGGGCTAGAGGTCACAGACACTAACTACCTACACAAAGCACTGGTACTTGACGCCTCCGTTGGGGGCGTCTTTTTGTTTTGTGTTAAACTTAAAGTTTAACACTTGGGCAAAAAAATACAGTCCTTGTCAATCTTGTAGAGCTGGCATAACGCCGTGAAGTTACCTACATCAATGATCGTTTTCCCGTTCTCCCAGTTGACAATAGTCTGCTTGTTTTTTTTCAAGACCCTTGCCACTTCATCTTGTGTCATATTCGCGTTCACGCGAGCGGCTTTCAAACTGATTTTCACCGTATCACGCCTCCCTTCATTTTTCTCCTATTATAAATCAACTAAAAGTTGATGTCAATACTTTTAGTTGATTTATTTTTATTTTCGTGTTGTATTTTTTCACTTACAGTTATATAATAAGCTCAATATAAGTGAGGTGAAAAATATGTCGAACGAAGACACCATGAAAAAGACATTTACATCAAACCTAAACCGCCTTTTACGGGAACGTGGCATTACACAAGCTGAATTAGCATCTTATATGGAAGTAAGCAATACAACAATCAATAACTGGGTAAAAGGCTATAAGGTTCCCCGCATGGATAAAGTAGACAAAATATGCGCTTTTTTCAAAATAAAACGTAGTGCTCTATTAGAGCCAGTCATCCCTGTCTCTGACGATCTCCCCGAGCTGAATGCCAAGGACGAGCGCGAGATCACGCGCATGATGGACGATATGAAGGATAAACTCATGCAGGAGGAGGGCTTGATGTTCGACGGACAGCCCGCAACGCCCGAGAGTATCCAGTCCATTCTTGACGCCATGCAGATCGGAATGGAGATGGCGAAGAGGCGCAATAAGGCAAAGTACACACCGAAGAAATACCGTCCAGAGGGTTAACCGATGAATGCTAGGGAATGTGCAATCAAGCTCATGCGGCAATGTAAATCAAACGATCCTTTCACTATCGCGCGGGCACTCGATGTGATCCTGATCTACTGTACACTGATCGACCTCAATGGATTTTACCAATACCACAAGCGCAATCATATCATCTACCTTTCGGATACATTGGACGAAACCGCAGCACGTTTTGTTCTCGCTCATGAGCTTGGACATATGCAGATGCACCGCAGAACGAATACTATTTTTATGGATACCAAGACATACAATGTACACAGTAAATATGAGCGTCAAGCAAACGAATTTGCCGTCGAGCTTCTTTTGCCCGACGCACTATTGCGTGAACATCCAGAGTGTACTATTTATCAACTTGCCAGAGCGTTCGGCGTGCCAGAAGAATTTGTCGGATTGAAATCAGCATAAGGGGTGGTTTAGTATGAGCACGCGGCGCTTTGAAACAGATCTTTTTGTATTAAACGGCGCTTCTATCTTATTTCATGGATCGGCACTTCTTACTCTTTTATTTTCCTCATTCTTTTCTGAAATAGACGATGCAATCAGTATGGCCGCTGCCAGCACTATACTCGGAATACTAGTTGATCTTGGGAGAATGGGAATTTCTAAATCACTAGGAACAATATGTAAGATTCAATCAGAAAAATATGAATCACTACAAGAAGAATATGATGCGTTACAGAGAAACTATGAAGATAATCAAAGTGCTTCAGCAGATTTGGAATGGTTAAGAGCCTCTTTCCCAAGCGTAGATACACAATTACGCGAACGGGATAACGAAAAGCGCTTATATATGTATTATTACAAGAAGCCAAAAGATATTAGAACAAGCCAATCTTACGAAGATGAAATACGAGAGCTTAAAAACGAAATTTCCGAGCTAAAGCAACAGTTATATCCGCCTAAGGTAACCGAGAAATATATTTAGGAGCCTTCTTACAACAAAAAATGCAATGTGAAGAATCCTCACATTGCATTCATCTACTTTCAAACATAGTGTTGAAAGTAATTTGACACTTTTCCACAAAAATCACAAGTAAAAGCGCATATTTTTTGTAAAAAGAAAAATAACGAGAATAAAAACCGCCCCCTCTGCGCCAACAGAGAGAGCGGCAGAACATGAGCGAATCATGCCCTAAGCACTTACATACTACCATGATTCGCCTCCTATATCAAGG